CATGTCTGATTATCCTACGGTTTGGTATTGGACGGTGATGTGCGCGTGCACGACGCGATCGAGTATGCAGGTCAGCGGCGTGATATCGGGCGTGCAGGCAAGGGAAAGCCCGGCTTCGAAGTTGCCGGCGTAGGGAAGTGTTTCGAACGGGGTGACATAGGCCGGGCTTTCGTGAAGATCGACGACAATGACGATGGTCGAGCCGCCGATCTGGCCGCCCGGAGACGAACAACCGGCCTCAAAATCGCCGGCCATGCCGCCGCAATCGTTGTTAAGCGCCTCGCAAGTGATCGACCAACCCGCGCGCGCCGCGATCGCCGCATAATATTCGCAGCGCGTGCCGCCGATCGCGGCCACCTTGGCGCAGAGATCGGGAAACGGATCGCAATCGTCAGGAAGGCCGTACTCGATCATCCATTGATCGAAGGTTTCAGATTGCGTCGCGCACCAGAATTCCAGCCGAAGCGCGCATAAGCGCGTTTCGATGTAATTGCGGACGGCGGCGATCGCTGCGCTGTAGCCGGCCTGCACAAAGCCGGTCGGCCACGTCGCCGGAATACCGACAAGCGCCAGCAGCCAATTATAATAGTTGGTCGGCGTGCTGCCGTCGCTGACCGGCCAGGCGCGACCGCGCGGCCACAGGGCGCAGGTCGCCAGAAAGCTTTCGAGGAACGTCGGGCAGTGGAACGGCCGCGGTTCATTCGTCATCCGACCACCTATCAAGCGAATGTCACGGTCGCGAGCGTCGCTGTTTCGCCGACAGCAAGCGTTGTGTCTGCCACCGGCGCGATCAGGTCGAAGCTTTCGACACCGGCGGCGTTAGCGATCGCCTGATAAACCCACGAAAGGGAGAAGGATGCGGGAGACGCCAGGAAGGGCATACCGCCGTGCACGCTATCGGTGCCTGCCACGCGGCCAAGCCGCAAGAATGCAGCCCGAAGTTCGAGCAGGATAGCCTCGCGGGTGTCGGTATTGTCCGGCGTTAGATTGTCGATCGTTATGCTGACGGGATGCGATACCGGGGCCGCGACGGTCAGGATGACGCCGGCCGGGCAAACCGTCTCGATATACGATTGAACGCTCGCGATCGCGGTCCCGTCTGGAATGCCGTTCGGATAGAGCCCATCCATGAAAACGAAGACGCGAACGGTGCCACCGCCATTCCAAAGACGTTCGACAAAAACACGCGAGACCCCGGCAACCTGCCGCGCCCAGATGACATAGTCCGCGGCCGATCCACCGTGCGGCGGGTTGCGCTTCCGAAATAGAATGCGCTGGCGATAGCTTTCGATGCTCTCCATGTCCGCCCCGGCGACGATGTCGCCGCTACCGACTTCGGCCGTAGCGTTACCGGCGCCGCTTAATCCGGACATGATAGTCAGCGGCGTCCCTTCGACCGAATTGGAAAGCGCGCCATCAGCGGCAGCGGTAACGGGGACGGTCAATGTTCCCGCAAGCGCCAGAGATCCCCCCGCGGTCACCAAATACGTCACGCCGTCCGTGCGCTGCAACGTCGCGCCGGTCGCGACGGTGATGGCGCCCGTCGCTGTAAAGGTGACGTTGCCGCCAGCCGGCGCCGCAGGCAGTTGCGGGATGCCGAATTCGCCACCGTGTAGCCGCAACGTCTCGATGTCCGGCGCGGTCGACGCGAAGATCATCTTCGAAATGTAGGAGGCAAAACCGAACACCTCGAACGCCATGCCGGCGACGACCTTCGCCGAGGCATAGATATTGTTGGGCCAGACCCATGCGTCCGAACCTGGGAGATAGGTCCGGAATGCTTGCCGCGCCCGCTGCAGCAAGTCCGAGAGGGACGGTATTGCGAACATCAAGAGGCCCTCGATTTTAGATCAGCGGCACATAGCCGCTGTTTCCAGCGACGTTGAATATCAGTTGCCCGGAAGATGACATCGCCCCGTAGTCTGGGAACGGCAACGGCGGCGGCGACGTGATCGATTGCGTCCAGATATCGGCGAAGCGTTCTTCGTAAATCTTCGCACCGTCGCGTCCATAGATTTGCACGAACAGATCGAGCCGATTGAATTCAAACATCGCGCTGGCTTGCGCCTCGATGCGAACGGCCGCGCCTTCGTCGATCAGAGGCATTAGCGCCTCTATCGCCAGCACTTCCACCCACCGGCGAATGTCCTCGGTTAGCGTCGATCGCTCGAAGATCCACAGCAGCGATCCCAACTCTGTCTCGCTGAGATCGGCGCGAACGTCCTCGCCATCGCCCCACCAGCCGCGCTGATCGCCGTGCTCGACCAGCCACATCAGCGGATGGTCGTCGGGGATGCGCTTGTCGGTGAATAGGCAGAGCACGATCGCGGTGTGAAGCGCGGCCGTCGCACGAAGCCCGCCGCGATTGCGCGTCTCGTCGGCGCCGGCGATCGCCCAGTCGGCCGCCCCTTCAGGCGGCCGCCATTGACTGTCCCACAAAAGGTTGGTCTGCGGCTGCTCGCTTTCGCCGATCCGAACGCGGAGCATCGTCATACGGCAAAAACCTTTGTGGCGCAGCTATCGTCGCAGCGCTTCACCAGAATGCCGCCTTCATCGCCGAGATCGACGTGCTCGCTCTTGATGACGACGTGTGCCGCTTCGACCGTCGTCTTGCCGCTCTCCAGCTTCACTGAGCTGTCATCAAATTCTGCGGTCAGGCTTTCTTCGTTCCAAGTGATCGTTGCCTGTTCGAAGCTGATCACGATGTTATCGCCATCCATCACGATCGAGATGGTCTTTTCGTCCTGCTCGCTCTCGTCGTCGGGCGCATCCTCGCCCTCGCCGCCCTCACCTTCGCCGCCGCCACTCTCGCCGGCCTTGTAGCCGTGGCCGATGCGAACGTTGATCTTCTTAATGTGGACGACGTCTAAGTTCTCCTTGAACACCCGGATGATATCGCCGGTGTGATTGAACAGCACCGAGCCGCCTTCCGGCGTTTTTTTCGGGCGATACTTTTCGTGGCCCGCATCCATGTAAAGCGTGCGATCCGAGCGCCCGCCCATCTGGATCATCACGCCGTCGCTGTCCTTCGGCGGGTTCGATGAAAAACCAAAATCCTGCGGCCGCCAGATTTTCTTCGGCTTCTCGTTCTTCAGGCCCTTGATATCGACGCGCTGCTGGCTCTTGCTGTCGTCGACTTTCACGATGCGCGCGCGCCGCGTCGTGGAACGCACCGCGTCGTCATGTTCCCATTGCATTAGTCGATGCTCCACTCGCCGCCGGACTTGTTGCCCTTGCCGCCGCCGCCGCCCTGCCCGTCATAGGCTTTTGGGTCCACCAGCTGCAACGTCGCGATGCTGCCGCGCTCGGTCTGCGTGTAGGTCACGCTTTCGATCAGCATATCCTGCGCGATGTCGAGGAACGGGCTCTCGGTGAAACTCAGCGCGCCAGGCGTCCACAGCTTGCCACCGTCATCGCGGAAACCCTGCGTCGCGATCGTCGCCTTCAAGGCGTTGCCCGCGGCGCGGTTCTTCCGGTTTTTCGCGCGTTTCTTGGCGCGATCCTTCGTCGTGTCCTCGTCCTGAATGAGGATGATCGTGCGGTGACGCTTGACAGCGCCGTCCTCTTCCTCGGCCTCGATCTCGATATTCTCGTCGCCATGTCCGAACGGACGCTGGCCGCGAACGACGATCTTGGAATGACGATTTGATCCGTTGTGGTGCGCGGTACCGCTGAGAATGTTCTGGCCTTCGATCAACGCGCCGTTGCGATCATTGCCGGCCTTCGTGATCTTGGCATTTCCTTCCGGCGTGCCGGTGATCGTCATGCCCTGTTGCCGCGCCAACTTCTCGACGCACCGATAGCAGCTCTCGCCCTGCGTGAGTTGATACTGGTCGACCTTCTCCAGCTGTTGATCGCTCTCGAATTTCGCGCCGTATTTGCTCGCGATCTCCTGCCCGATCTCCAGCGGGTCCTTGTTTTCAAATTGCCCGGTGTCGTGCTCGGCGCTGCCGTCCACCAGATCGCCGGACTTCGACCGGCCGGAAACGCTGATACTTGCGTGCTCCGCCGCAAACGTCGGCTCGCGGCTGTCGACAAATCCGGTCAACAGCAGGTCGCCGTTGGCATGGATCGTGACTTCGGTTCCCACGGCGAAGATCGCGTTTGTCGCAGATGCGCCCATTTCGGCGGCGACTTCAAACTCAAAGGAACGAGCCGCCTCGTTGAAGGCGGCCTTGACGCTAACGCTCAGGAAGGCGGAATACATTCCCCCGCCGGCGCTGATGGTGACAACCTCGATGCCCATCCGCTTACTTTCCCAGCGCTTCGAACTCGGTCGGCACGAACGAGGGATGCGGCAGGCGATTGCGGCTGGCAATCTCAAGCGCCCTGTTCGGGTTCTGATACAGCCGCCACGCCCAGAACAGCGACGGCATGATCAGGTTTGCGGAGACGCTGATCACCGGTGCCAGGTTCAGGATCGAGCGCGACAGATAGTCGACCGTGGCGTCGCGCATTCTGGCGACGGCGTGCGCAAGATCGATGTCGCCGGCGTTGATGACCTGCAGCTCGCCCTCGAAATGCTCCGCTACGTTGGCCCGCAACGTGATCGCCGTCGGGCGGTCCGGCAGCACGGCACGCGCGATCGCCTCCGCATACGTAGCCAGCGCCGCCAGGCGCATGACTTGATCCGCCGCCTTCTGGTTCACGACTTCGGCGAGCGTGCCCGGCGTCTGGTAGAATGGCGTCGGGATCTCCGCCTGCGCGGTGAGGAACACGTCCTCGAACGCCGAGATGGCATCTTCCGGCGACATGCCGACGCCGAGATCGCGAGCCGACGCCACAAGGCGAGCCGCGAGATCGGTAGCCGGCGAGTTGGTTTCAAGGCCGATCGGCGTTGCATAGACGCCAGCGCCCAGCACCGGCCTTTCCGTAACGTCGCCGGCCGCGTCGAAGATCAGCTGAATTTGATCGCGCTGCTTGGCGCTGATCTTCGCTTCGACCTGCGCTGTGGCCCGCACCGCTTCCAGCGTCGCCGCGCCGTTCTCGATCGCAGCCATCGCCGCATCGCGAACATAGTCCGGCTGGTTGACGAACAGGATCGACTTCGCAAACGACACCGCCGCGGTCAGCGCCAGCACGTCGGCATTGACGAACACGGTGTTGGCCAGCGACGCGATCGACGCGACGGCGCTGGCAGCACCGTCGCGGCTGAACTTGAGATAATGCGCAATGTAGCCGTGCTTATCCTTGGTGCGGTCGCGCTCGAATTCGAGGCAGCGGACGAGGATCGGCCCATGCGTCGGCAGCACAAGAATGCCGGGGCCTCGCGTCGCGCACGTCTGCATCAGCGCCCCGGCCTGCCGATCGGCGGCGTCCGACGCCACGTAGGCCGTCACCTGAAAGTGTCGAACGCCCTCGCCCAGGTCCTCGAGATAAGGGACGTCCCGCATCGGAAATTCGTGTTCAACGACGCGGCGGCTGCCGCTTTCGCTGTCACGCTCGACGAAGAACGGAAC